TTGTTGATGTTTTTTAAATCAGCAATTTCCGCCGCCTGTTTCTCTATTAGATTTTTTAATTCATTGTACTGCTCCATTGTCAGTCCCTCCTCGTTTCGTAAAACCTCTTTTACTTTTTCTTTGAATGCAATCCATCCTGAATTGTTTTCGGTCGCCCACTGTTCCGGACACTGTTTGTCCCACACGTCATAGTGGCGCAAAACAAATATGTCAACTGTATCTGCCGTAATACCTATGTATTTACACAATTCAGCGCACAAATATGCGGTATTGTTGATTGTTTTTTCAGATACAATGGAATTTCCGCTACAACACATTTCAATGGATATGCTGTTTTTATTTCGGCAGTCGGCGTGTTTATACACCGATGTACCGCCGACCGCCCACGCCGCATTATTTAACGCAACTGATTGATAACACTCGGCTTCGTCCATAAAATAATTAGCAGACGATTTTCTTGCTCCATTGTGAAAAAATGTTGCATTATTTTTGGCTGTGTCCTTTTTATTTCCTGTATAATGAATTACAATGAATTTCACCACACGACTGCTATATGTATAGTAGTTTGCCGATGATGACTGTATTGACGTATCAATGTCAATACCATTGAACTGTTTGATTGGAAAACCATCATTTATTGTCCTCATACTTACCACCTCTAACAACGAAATTTTCCCACTTCTTATAAACATCAAAGTATGTTTCGTTCTTATCTCCGTTATGGGTTATTTCGTAATACATACCATCTGAAACAGTTGTGGATGCTAATGCTTTAAAATTCTGCAAAGTTTTGCAACTCCAAACAATATACACATCATCTTCAGTAATTGTTTTATGATCTGTCTTATCTACATGACTGTTAAAATAGTCAACGATTGTTTCTTTTATCAGTTTTATAAATTTTTTATCTGTCATATTTCATTACACCTCTTTCAATTCAATATCTTCCATTACTGCTCGCGCCTCTAAAATTGCCAAATAGTCAGCCATTGCGTTTAGTTGTATGTTGTATGTACTGCGTGGACACGTTGGGGAAAATTTTAGTTTTCCCCTGTCCCATTCCTCCAACATTTTCTTTAATCCTTTGAACCTATTGGCTAATTGATAATATTCCGCCTTGAAACGTTCCTTATAATCTGCACTATTCATCAGTGCAACGGTATCTTGTAACGTCATATTTTATTCCCCCTTTTCGTTATTCACTTCCGGCAATCCCGTCGCAACTGATGTCAGCAACGACAGTACGCCTGCTAATGCCGCCGCTGACGCAACCATTACCCAGTTGACGTCACCCAGTACGGCGGCCGTACCGATTGTCGCAATCGCTGTCTGTGCAATCGTCTTGATTGCTCTTATTCCTGCCGCTTTAAACCATTCTTTCATAACTCATTACCTCCTCAAAATCCTAACATCTTTACAATGTACCCTATTACAGCACCAACTAATACTGTAATTATTGCACCTACAACTGTTTCATATCGTTTAGTCGGACGTTTCTCTATCTCGTCAACTCGTGATGTAATATCCGAAACGTCCTCCCTCATAGCCTTAGTTTCAGTCGCCAAGATATGTACACTCTCAGTCAACCGGTCAAGGCTATCAAGTCGATGGTGAGCCGATTTAGTCGATTGCTCAACCACGGTCAGCCTTTCCCACAACTCCTTGTCATCTGCTTCCATAAATTAATCCTCCATCATTTGCATTAATTCTTTGTATTCATCATCAGTAATACGTTCTGCAAGAAGAAACACGTCAAGTTTATCCTTCATCGAATTCTTATCGTATCTACCGCTTGCAATTATTTTTTTACAATATCCATATGTCATTGATATTTCCTCCTCTTTATAATCCTAATTCCATCTTAGACATTCTGTAGTCCATATCAATATTAAATTCATCCTGTGCTTGTGGCAAAGATGCCTCATAAGCCTCTTTACTGCCATACTGGACTATTTCAGCCAATTCAGTGTATGGGTCATCCGTTCTTAGCTTTATACCCTCCATCCAAGTATATGGATTATTCAACTTTTCTACATTTTGAATACTTAACAGTTTATGTTTGTCAACATAATCTGTTTTGTAACTGTCGGATTCCTCTTCATTCAAAAAATATTCAAAAGTCAAATCAAAGTTATCCGGGTCATCATAACCTTCATCTAAGTATTTCACTGACTTCAAGGTCTTTAAAGTCACGATATAATTTACACACTGTACAATATTGTCGGGTGTAATTCTAAAAAATTCACTTATATTCATAGTTGCTCCTCCCAATTAACTTACACTTCTGAAAGACGGTGCTGTTATGCTTATTCCTGTTTTTGTATCAGTAGTTGATACACCTGTTCCTTGTGAACTTATCCAAGTCGATTGATTCACGTAACACGCCTCAAAGAAACAATAATTTTTCACTGTAGCCAAACTCGCCGCCGAAAACCATAACTTACAGTTAGATGCCATACAATAAGCACAGAAAATCACTGACGCCGATATATACAAGTCACAATGGTTAATATGAGATGCACTAAAATAGCCTTCTGCTTGAAGTATCTTAATTCGGCAGTTAGCAAGACTGTTAAAGTTTCCTGTTGTCGTTTCTGATTGACTAAATCGCCTACATTCAATTTGTGTGCCAATAATATTCATTGTAGAGTCGTCCTCAATATAGCTATGATTGCTACTAACAGTTGTGCCTATATGCTTTATAAAACCGCCAACCATACTACCCTCACACCTGTAAAAAACACCATTGCTAAGTGTGTTATTACTTGTTGTAGGAAATATTATATCTGTGTCAATAATTTCGGCAGTACAATCTCTAAATATCCACCAACAAGGATGGCTGTTATCATAGCGTTTTGCAGGCAATGTTACCGTTATTTTACTGTTGTTCAACTTTACATTACAATTTTTAAATAGTGAATCTGTATTATGTAGTGTATTTGCATATGTAATTGAGCAATTATCAAACTCCAACGAGGTATAGTCGCTAAAAGCGCCAACATCAGGTGACCAATTAGTTCTACAAGCGAAATTAATATCCATATTCTTAAATACTGCGGTTGCGTTTGTTTCAGATGTTTTAGATATAAGAACCTTATTACTTGTATTGATTTTCGTAATCCCTTTGCCTTGTCCCTCAATTATAATATTTTTACTATGTGTGAGTTGAGTTGACAAATTATATGTGCCCTCTAAAAGAATAATTTTACCACCACTTTTGGGTAGCAAATCAATAGCTTTTTGTATGACAATCCCAGCATCTTCATATTGATTACACATATAGTCCACATATCTTCCTTCCACCTCATCAGTTGTCGAACCTATAGTGATAACAGAAGAATTTCTACCACCTGATGTATAACCTGATGAGCCGACAATAACCCAATTCGTACCGTCATACACAAGCTCTAAACTTTCTAAAGCACTCCAAGATTTTGATGAGGTTATTGGTGCGTAGCTTATAACCCCATTATGAAAAAAAGAACGAGCACCGAATTTTATAATAGGTTTAGCTCCGGTATTGCTTACGTTTAGAGTTGCTCCTTCTGTAGAGGTATGTGACGAATTAAATTTAACAACAATTCTTGCACCTATAACCAATCTAAAGTTTGATATAGAAACAGTTTTCGCCGCCACATTATCATTAGTGGTACATTCTGCATATGGTGGTTGTTGCCATACAGGAGCACCACTACCATTACTTATTAATCTATATCCTGCTGTGCCTGCACTCGTTGGAGCATACCACGACTTGCTTGCTGTTGCCGAACCGTTATAGCTTGATGATGAGCCGTTCATTGTCAGTGTCAATGAATTCGGATTTTGCATTGACGTTGGTTTGTTTGACAGGTCAGTATATGAACCTGTAAACGCTACCGTTTTTAAATCGGCAAAGAATTTCTTTATCTTACCGAACAATGTGCTTAGCGTTTCACCACTCGCTATATTGGTTCGTGTACCCGATTCAGCAAAAGTCGGCTGTTGGTCGTTTGTCGCTACATTTGGTACATTGTCCAATCCCACTTGTGATTTTGTAACACTATGCGGATTAGATTTACTACCAATATGACTGATTAAATCTGCTATTGCTTTCATAATTTTTCCAAACGAAACTGATAACTTTTCTCCACTTGTAATATTGCTCAAAGATGAATTTTGAGAATATGTTGGTGTTTGATCGTTCGTTGCCACGTTTGGGACTTTGTCCAATCCAATCTGTTCTGCCGTGACACCATGTGGATTGCTTGTATCTGTGATATGTACATTCAAACTATTCTGTAATTCTTCATCTTCTGTTTTTCTTGTATTGACTTCATCTTCAAATTGCTTTAATGTTGGATATACAAGACTGTCAATATCAACAGTTACATTATTGACATCAGCGACTGTCAACGGAATATTAATGATAAATTCACTTAATGATGTACCGATGATTTTATCGCCGTGGCCATCAAACGCATATCCTATTAATGTTTCCGGATGCTCGTCATCATCAGTACCGTCAGCATTAACCACCTTTGCAAATAACCCTATTTCCATCAAATAAAAAGTTGGCAATATACTACAGCCAACCCTGTTTGAAAATTGTGTCGTTGTAATTATTGTACTGTTTTTTACACTCTTTTTTGATATTGGCAATTCGCCAAGAGGATGTATCAAATCAGTAAGCTCTGCTATATTTTCTGTACTTCTTATCCCATCACCAAACTTACCTTTGGTAAACTCTATAATTTTACCTTGTGCGGTTAATGCAGCATATTCAAGACCTGCTTTTGTAGGATAGAATTTTTCCATATTATCATACCTCCTCTAATGTAATTTCTTTTGATTTTTGAATAACACCACCAACATATATATCTCCTTTAGTAGCTTGTTCATAAAATATATCAAACACTTTATGCGATTGTTTAATCAGTTTGATTTTTTTTCTAACAGATTCTTCGTCTACCATTGACGGAATAGATGAAATATATATTGCAAATCTATTTTTAGCGTAATATTCGTCCATTCGCACAGCTGCACCTGTCATTGCTGATATTATTTCTTCTATTCTTGCAGGATTCATAGCATTTCGTCTACGACGTTTTTCTATAATATTCTGCCGACGTTGCTCTACGCTCTCACTTTCATTAACAGGCAAGCCCATTGACTGCTCCCATAATGATAAAGACCATGTCGCTGTTTGTGGCAGCGTTTGATTTTTGAAATCTTCAACCATTGCCTTAACCTCGTCATTAGACATTCCGATAATCTGAAATAACCATAGTCCGACATAACTGTTACCATATTTATTGGTAACTCGTTGTATTATCTGTTGTCCTATCTCACTGGTTAATATCTGCTCCATTAATTCTGTTGAATACATATACTACACCTACCCGTCTACAAGTCCAACATCAAATTTTATTGTTGTTTCTGATATTGTAGGAATTTGATTTAACATCAGCTGTACATTTGTGTTATTTCCGTTTACAATCAAATTTTTATAATCAGCTACACCCGCGGTATTTGATAAAATAGATGCAATTTTACTATATCGCACTTCACCGTCTTTTATTGCTTGTACAATATATTCAGATATTGACGAAATAAAATTACTCTTTATATCTTCAATTCCAACTGTATTATCCAATTCAATTAAGCCCGAAACACTAATAGCTATAGTTGTTGGTGCTGTAACCTCAAGAATAACTCCGGGCGGTGCAAGCCGTTCGATTGTGGTGGTTTGACCGTCTGTCTTTTTTCCGTCTGTTGATAACGGAACCGGTTGCATAATATGATTGTAAACTGCCGCACATAATGTTGTATCTGCAGGTACACCGTTTGAATCAACTATGATAATATTTACAACACCGCTATCATCCTCAACATTCGGATTATCTTCGGGACTGATTACAACAGCCTCACCCACTCCGTCAACTTCCAACGCCCAACGTCTGTAATCGTTATCATTTCCGATAAAAGAATTATCCTGTGACTGGTCATATTCCTTGATACGCTCAATAAAATTTTCATCACTTTCTTCATTATAGCCGCCTGTTGTAGCTGTTTCATTTGTAATACTGGATAAACCGACAATTTTATCACTATTAACAGTGATAGTATTTGCCGGAACATTTCCCGATTTTCCCGCTATAGCCGCAATGATATTAACCGTTACCGTTTGATTATCACCTATTGACACATTTTCTGTTGTAACAAACTCCGTTACACTTTCATCAGCGATTTGTGCAGTAGTAAAAACTGTACCTTTGGGGATATTTACACCTATATTACCTATAATCTTGACACTTCCTGTAGCATGCTGTGCCTTTCGTCTTGCCATGCCTCTGCATGCTCCGTGATAATCTGCATATGTACCATAACTAAATTCGGGCCATATCAATCGAAGAGCATTTAGAATACAAAACTGTGCAAAATATGCGTGTTCATATGCCGTTGGATAGGTTAAATTCCAAACGTCCGAACCTTCAGATTTGTCAATATCATTTGGCAGATTATCTCTCATTCGCTTATGTATCTTATTGACATCCGCATTTTTTATAAAATCAGGAATAATAAATTGCGACATATTCTCACCCTCCTACCGTAGCTTTTATATCTATCTCGGCATTATCAATGCCTGTTACCGTACATTCCACCTCAACCGCATCGGTATCAATCCAATTAAACGAAAAATCATCTACTGACTTTGCCCTTTTATAATCATCAGCCATTATCGCCTCTGTTATTTCTTTTTTCAGCATAATTTCTTGTGCAGCTTTATCAGGCAATGCCATAATCAAATCTAAATTAATACCGAAATCAGTTGAATATGAGCTATACGCATATCTGTCTGTTGATATACAATTTTCGCACCATTGTTTAAATGCCTCAACTCCCGACGCAGAAACTAATCTGTGCTGACCGTCACGAACAAAATCACCTGTGTCATAATCGAATTTTAAACTTCTCTTATATCCGACAGGTGTATTTTGTTTAAGGTTATCCAAAGGCACTGTCATGATATTATTTGCCGTTGGAAATAAATTTGCCATAATTAACTCTCCTTCCCTATATCACTGCTACTTACAATAACAGCAACAACAATAGGATCAACATCTATCCAGCATACCAATACTCTGTCGCCCGCTTTGATACGTTCTATCCCCTCTGTGATAGGAATTTTAACAGTGTGACTGTGACCGTCAGATAATGAAGTTACAACTTCAATCTCAGGTTTATAATCTATTGATAATCTCTTATCAATTAAATACTCTCCTTTCGGAATAACCGTATCAAACCTTGCGATTTTAAGTCCAAAATCAGTTGTAATTGTACCATATTCAATTAAAATACTCTTACCATCATTTACAGCGTTATTCATCTGTGCTTGAAGTGTTCGTCCTAATCTATCAAACGCATTCATATAAACACTCCCTTATAACTTACTTTCATCTGCAAGTTCAAAATCAATATTCATTTGTCGATTTATTGCGTTATGCGTGATACTTGTGACAATATATCGAAAATTCATATCTCCTGCTCCCACTTTAACAAGTTCGCCTTTTCTTATCCACGGATTATTTATAGCTGTTACTTCGTATGTTTCTTTAGGTTTTCCGTTTTCATCAAGAATGTATTGACCCTCATCATGGGCATTTTCATATAATGAGTCTTCCGGCTCTTTATCTGATTTTTCATCTTCAGTATCATCACGAATAACCTTTTGAAGTGTTCCCCATTTTTCTGTGTCCCCTTCCAATGTATCTGTGATTGATACTTTTCCGTCATCATCTGCTTTACCTGTAAAAATTATCTTTGTAACAACGTCCTCCATTGAAATGTTACTTGCTGTGGATATTGCATTTTCGCCACGGTTAATTTCGTAAACACGTTCATTTGCATTAGCTCCGTATCTATCTATATAAATAATATCCT